TGCCGAGATCGCCTGGCTGACCGATCTGATCGGCGCGGAGGCCACCATCCGGTTGATGGAGCTGCGCGGCGGCACCAACACCTATGTGCCGCAGTATTTCTCCGCTGACATGGAGCTGGCGCAGAAGCTGGGCGCAGCGGCGGCGAAGGAACTGGTGGCGCGGTTCGGCGGCGGCCGGATCCGCATCCCGGCGTGCAAGTGGTGGCGCGCACGGGTTTACGAAGCACGCGGCATGACATATCCGCAGATCGCCTTGAAGCTTGGCGCCAGCGACATCAGTGTCTGGCGCTGGCTGCATCCGGAAAAGGCGCCGGTGTCCCAACTCAGCCTGGCGCTGCCGGAACGCGATTGACCTACGCGTGTAGGTAAAGCCGAGCGGGGCTGACCCGCTATCCCTGGTTCTTGTTCTGCCCGCGTCGCCATCCGGCCCGCGGGCATTGATACGCCGGGGGCCGCTCGATGATTACGACGCCGAAGGGCATTCGCCGCAACAATCCGCTGAACCTGATGCGCACCGTGCCGCGCCAAGGCTGGGCGGGCGCGGTGCCCGACAGCCAGATCGACGGCGACAGGGAAGAAATGTTCGTCGAACCGCTCTGGGGCCTGCGCGCCGGAGCGATCGTGCTGCTGAACGACGAACGGCGCCGCCATCTGCGGACGGTGCGGCAGATCTTCACCAGCTGGGCACCGCCAATCGAGAACGACACGGAAGCCTACATCCGGAACATGGCCGACTGGCTGGGCGTGCAGCCGGATGACCCGCTGGATCTGCGCGACAGGGTGTTGCTGGCCAACACGCTGAAGGCGGCCACGCGGCAAGAGGACGGCGAGCAGCCTTACCCCGACGAAGTGATCCAGGCGGCGGCGGATGCGGCCCTTGAGGCCGTGCCGGCGCCGCATCCTGTTCCTCCAACCCAGAGAGCGTGATGAACGGAAACGTAACCAACTACAAGCTTGGCGACCGGCTGAAGGAGCTTTCGTCCTACAGCGGGATCCTGATCGTGTTGCTGACCACTGTGCTGCCGCAGGTGGTGACGCCCGACCAGGTCATTCACGTGATGATGCCGGTCGGCGCGGTTCTCGGCGCGCTGCTGTTCTTCCTGCCGGAGAACCGCACCGTGATCACGGCCGAGCACGTGTTCGCGGCGATCGACAAGACGATGCCGGCCGCCTACCGCGTGGCTCTGCCGCCCGATCCGGCGACTGCATCGCCGGGCATCACCAACAGCGTCAGTCTCGCCGCGGTGGGCAAGGCGGCGATGGTGTTGGGGATGCTGGCGTTCCTGGCGCCGCTGCTGTCGGCCTGTGGCGCCGGTGGGCAGCTTACGCCGCAGGCGCAAGCGGTGATCGGTGCGATGTGCAAGCTGGACGGCGTGGCGCAGCCGATCGCCGTGACGATTGCGCCGACCGTGCTACCGCAGCTCACGCCGGCGGCGAGCATCGACAATGCCCTGGTGCATCCCGCGGTGGTCGCGGCGTGTAACGCGATCGGCGGCACGCCGGTGGGCGTGCAAACCGAGGCGGTTCCCGCCGCGCCGGCTGCGCCGGTCGTGACAGCGCCGCCGCCGGCGACGGCTCCGCCAGCAGCGCCCTCGGCCACGAACTGACGCGAGGCGACGTGGACGAAGCCGACGTCGCGGATGGTGTGTTGGAGCGCGCAATGGACAGCGCGCTCCAACAGCTTCGAAGCGCTGCCGAGCGACGGGCGGCGATGGATGCCGGGCTGGTCTGCATGGCGTGCGGCGAGGCTATCCCGGAAGAACGGCGGCGCGCGCTGCCAGGCGTGTGCACCTGCGTGCCGTGCCAGGAAAAGATTGAGCGGGGCATGGGGCGGTGATCGAGATCTGGCAAGCGGCTGCCGGGGTGGCGGCCAGCGTGGTGATCGTGACCGGCGGCGTGGTGGCCGCGGTCCGGCCGCTGCTGCGGTCGGAGTTCGTGCCCCGCACGCAGCATAGCGAGCTGGAACACCGGGTGGCGGAAGTGGAGAAGCACTTGCCCGGCGTCCCGACCGGCCAGGATGTGCGCGATCTGACCACCAGGCTCGGCAGAGTCGAAACCGATGTCGCGGTGGCACGCACGTCGATCGAGGGTTGGGGGGCGGGCCTGAACCGCGTCGAACGCATGCTTGGGCTGCTGTACCAGCACCAGCTGTCGAAGGGGGGAGAGCAGCAGTGACGAGCCTGAGCGAAGTGCTGGCACAGGACCGGCGCCTGGTCGTTCTACGCACGCTGGAAGAAGCGCCGGGATACCAGCTGAACGAAGGCGCGCTGGAGCACGTGCTGAACTATCTCGGCCACCAGGTCGGCCGGGACATGGTGCGCGCGGATCTGCAATTCCTGCTGGACCACGACCTGGTGCGCAAGGAAATCCTCCGGCCGCCATCCGGGGAGTTGTGGCTGCTGAAGCTGACCAACGCCGGCGGTGAAGTGGCGCGCGGCCGGCCACATCCAGGCGTCGCGCGGCGGGATCCGGACTGAGCCATGGCTCGCGCATCCAGCATCGACCAGCTGCCGGAGACAGTGCGGGCGGAGATCGGCCGGCTGCGGCAGAACGGCCGCACGATCGACGACATCCTGGCGCATCTGCGCAAGATGGACGGCATCGCGCCGGTCAGCCGCAGCGCGCTCGGTCGCCACCTGCAGCACATGGAGAAGCTGGGCGAACGGATACGCCGATCGCGCCAGGTCGCCGAGGCGCTGGTGAAGGAACTCGGCGACGCACCCGAGTCACAAGCCGCCCGCGTCAACATCGAGCTGATCCACAACGCGGTGCTGGAGCTGTTCATGAACGCGGAGAGCGGCGAGGACATCGACGAAAGCGGCAAGGCGGCGCTGGCGGGCAACCCGGAAGGCGTGATGATGCTGGCGAAGGCGCTGGATCATTTGACGCGGGCCAGCAGCAAGAACCTGGAGTTCATCCGGCTTGCCGAGGACCGCGCGACGGCGAAGGCGAAGCGGGAAGCCGCCCAGGCGGTGGACACGGTCGGACGGGAGAAGGGACTCACCGCCGCGACGGTGAATAGCATCAAGGCGGCGATCTTTGGCGTGAAGGCGAAGGCGCCGGCGCATGGGTGAACGTAAGCCCGGCCGGCCATCCGGCATGATTGGAGTTCGGCCCATCTTCCTCTCGGCTTTCATGCCGGGGAAGCCGGTTCCGACGTTGAGCGACTGCCTGGTCGAACGCTCCTATGAGCGCCCGTGGCTGCTGGACATCTGGGAGCCGATCAACACCAAGGCGCCGTCGCCAAGCCGCTGCCTTCCCTACTGCTGCTACGTGCGCACGGTGATTTTCTATCACCGGCCATATGTGCAGAAGCCGCCGACAGGTTGGCGGGACCAGCAGGGACGCTTTCACCGTAGCGAAGGTGGGTCGTTCGCCGACTATGGCCAGGTCGAAACGCGGTTGAGCTGGGACGATGTGGTCGAATTCGACGGCGAGCAGTTCGAGATCGGCGGCGGCACCGTCGTCTGGCGGCTCGGCCGGTGGTGGGCGTACCGCTGGGCACGCCGACGCCAGCCGCAAAGGATGGCGGCATGATCGGCGTCCAATGGCAACAGCCGCCGGCGGCGGCGGTCACCGGATTGCCTGCTGAGCCACCCGGCGGCAGCTGGCACAGAGTGGATGGCTGCGTTGCGGTGCGTCACCTGGCGGACGGCTGGGTTGTCATCGCGCTGTTCGTGGATGGCGAGTGGCGAACGCGGGGCGTCTCGCCCATGGCCGCGGCAGTCATAGCGCGCGAAATCGCACGCCATGACTGATCTGCACGATACCGATGGCACCATGGAGGCGTTCGGCAATTGCCTGCGCCAACTCAGCAACGACAGCAGGCCGGAGAACCGCGCGGCAGATCATCTGCTGCGCCTTGATCTGAACGATACCTGGCGTTTCGCCTACCAGAATCGCCAGGCACTGAGCGTCACCAATGCCGCTTGACGCCGCCGCGCTGCCCGACGTCTTCCTGCCCTACCAGCAGGAACTGTGGACCTCGGTATCCACCCACGCGGTCACCGCCGTGGAGAAGAGCCGGCGCACCGGCTACAGCTGGGCGGTCGCCGCGATCGCGGTGGAGTTCGCCGCCAAGGCGCGGTCAGAGGGCGGCATGGACGTCCTCTACATGGGCTACGAGCGGGAAATGACCCGCGAGTTCATCGGCTATGTCGCGGATTGGGCAAAGCTGTTCGGGCAGGCCGCCGGCGAGGTCGAAGAGTTCCTGTTCGACGATCCGGACCATCCGGAGCGCGAGATCAAGGCGTTCCGTGTCCACTTCGCCAGCGGCTTCGAAGTGGTGGCGCTGCCCAGCGTGCCGCGTGCCCTCCGTGGTAAGCAGGGCCTGGTGATCCTGGACGAAGCGGCGTTCATGGATGATCTCGCCGAGGTGCTGAAGGCCGCCTTCGCCCTGCTGATCTGGGGCGGCAAGGTGGTGGTGATCAGCACCCACAACGGCGACACCAATCCGTTCGCCGTGCTGGTCAACGATATCCGCGCGGGGCGCCGGCCATACAACCTGCTGCGCTGCACGTTCGACGATGCACTGGCGCAGGGCCTCTACAAGCGCATCTGCCTGAAGGCAGGAAAGACCTGGTCGCCGGAAGCCGAGGCCGCATGGCGGCAGGAGATCATCAACTTCTACGGCGACGGCGCCGACGAAGAGCTGCACGTCATCCCGAATCCTTCCAGCGGCAGCTACATCCCCTCGCCGCTGATCGAGGCGCGCATGCGGCCGGACATCCCGGTGCTGCGGCTGGAACGCGATGCTGCCTTCAGCCTGTGGCGCGAGCCGCTGCGGCGCGACGATATCGCCGCGTGGATCCGCGCCGAGCTGGACCCGGTGCTGAAGACGCTGGATCCCAAGCTGCCGCACGTGTTCGGCTTCGACTTCGCCCGCCGCGGCGACCTGTCCAGCTTCCTGCCGCTGGCGATCCAGCCCAACCTGGTGCGCCGCGTGCCGTTCCTGCTGGAGATGCGCCGCATCCCCTTCGCCCAGCAGCGCCAGGTGCTGTGGCACGCCATCGCCGCGCTGCCGCGCAAGCGCGCCGGCAAGATGGACGCCGGCGGCAACGGCATGCAGCTGGCCGAGGAAACCGTGGAGCACTTTGGCAGCTGGATCGAAGCCGTGATGCTGACCGAACCCTGGTACCGGGAGAACATGCCGCCCTATAAGGCGGCCTTCGAAGACGGCACGATCGAGCTGCCGCGCGACAGCGGCGTGATGGACGATAACCGCGCGCTGAAGCTGGTGCGCGGGGTGGCGCGGGTGCCGGACCGGGTGCGCGACGCCGAGGGCAACCAGCGGCACGGCGACACGGCGATCGCCGGCGTGCTGGCGATCGCCGCCAGCCGGGCCGATCCGGAGATCTACGAATTCCAGGCCGTGCGGCGCGACGATCCCGAGCGCCAGGCGCAGCACCGGTGGCGCGACACGCCTGACACATCCGAGGAAGACATGCCGATGCCGGCTTCCGGCGGGATCCTCGCCGGCCGGCGCGGCGCATGGGGAGGGCTGCGATGACGTACGTTGCCGCGGATACCGACGACGCCAGCGACCTGGAACGCCACGCCCGTGCGCAGGCGGCGCACCGGCGCAAGCTGCTGGACGCGCTGTTCAACCTCGATCAGTGGTTGAACCAAGGCGACCGCGGCTTCGTGATCCGGCTGCGCCAAAGCGATCTCACGCAGCTCTCAGCGACCGATAAGGACCGGCTGGATCACCTGGTCTGGGACTATCGCCGACAGCTGCCGGACGCCCTGCGGCCGAAGCTGCCGCCGTTCGACCCGATCGTGCGGCAGATGGAGAAGGCAGGTGTCTGAATCCAGCGGGATCCTCGATCTCAGCGGCAAGCCGATTCCACGCGCCACGATCGCGCAGCTGCGCGAGGAAGTCAGCCCGGTCGGCGCGCTGTTCGCCCGGCCGCCCTTCACCGGCCACCTTGCCTTCGGCATGGACCCCTCGCGGCTCGGCGCGATCATCCGCGCGGCCGACAATGGCAGCACGCAGGAATGGATGATCCTCGCCGAGGAGATCGAGGAGCTGTTCCCGCACTACCTGTCCGTGCTGTCCAAGCGGAAGCGGCAGGTGGCGCAGCTGCCGATCTCGGTTGACGATGCCAAGGACGTGCCGAACGCCAAGCAGCACGGCGACCTGGTGCGCGCCTGGCTGAAGACGAAGGCCTTCCAGCGGGCGATGTACGATGTGCTGGATGCGATCGGCAAGGGCTTCAGCGTTCACGAGATCATCTGGGCGACGGAACCCGGCCGCGTCTGGCCGGAGCGCTTCCTGTATCGCCCGCAGCGCTTCTTTGAGCTGTCGTGGGAGGATGGCGCCACCATCTGGCTGCGCACGCAGCAGGGCTTCCAGGATCTGCTGCCGCACAAGTTCCTGCTGCACACGCACCGCACCAAGAGCGGCCTGGTGGTGCGTGGCGGCCTGACCCGCATGGTGGCGTTCCTGTGGCTGTACAGCGCCTACACGCTGAAGGACTGGGCGCTGTTCGTGCAAGGCTACGGCCTGCCGATCCGGCTCGGCCGCTACGGGCCGGAAGCGTCCGACAGCGACAAGCGGGTGCTGTGGCGGGCGGTGTCCTCGATCGCCGGCGACGTCGCGGCGATCATCCCGAAGTCGATGGAAATGGAGATCGTCAGCGGCACGGACCGCAATGGCGGCGCGACGCTGTATGGCGCCCGGGCGGACTGGCTGAACCGGGAGGTATCCAAGCTGGTGCTGGGCAGCACGGCCGGCACGGAGGCGATCCACGGCGGCCACGCGGTGGGCAAGGAACACCGCCAGGTCGAAGAGGACGTGGAGCGATTCGACGCCGGCCTGGTGGAAGTCAGCCTGTGCCAACAGATCATCCCGCAGATGATCGCCTTCACCTTCGGCCCGCAGAAAGCCTACCCCACCGCGACGATCGGCCGGCCCGACCTGGTGCCGCTGGGCGACGTGATCAACGGCGTGGCCGACCTGGGGCCGCTCGGCTTCAGGGTGAAGGCCAGCCAGCTGCGCGAGCGGCTGGGCTTCGAAGAACCGGAGCCGGACGACGAAGTGGTCGGCGGCCCGCCGGCGCCGGTGGACAAGCCGCAGATCCCGCGCGGCGTTCGACCGCTGCCGATGCCGCTGGATCTGAATGCCAGCGGCTTTCTGTCTCCGCTGGTGACTCTGGCGAGCGAAGCCGAACCGGAGGTCACCCACCATTTGGTGGCGCGGCTGGCGAAGGATGCCGCCGGCGCGCTGCACGGGCTGACCGGCCAGGTGCGCCACGCGTTCGACACGGCCACCGACCTGCGCGACCTGTCGCACCGGCTGCACGCGCTGAAGCTGGACCCCGAGCAGCTGACCGAGGCGATGGCGCGCGGCATGGCGCTGGCCAACCTGGTCGGCCAGGCCAGCCTGGTGCAGGAGCTGCAGGCCGAACAGCGCGTGGAGCGGATGGCGGCGGTACCAGCGCACGAACGCGACGATCTGCCGGAGAGCGACTTCGCCGTGCCGGAGACGCGCGAGCTGCTGATCAACGACGAACGCCATGTGCGGCTGGCCTGGGACATGGTGGACCGCACGCAGGGCCTGACGGCGGCGCAACGCCGGCGGGCTCGGCGCAGGATCCTGGCGCGGGCGAAGCGGCTGCGGATCGACACCAGCGGGTGGGAGAGCACGGAATGACGCTGAAGATCAGTCTGGCGCAGCTTGGCAGCCCTGCCCGCGGCTTCATCGCCATTTTAGAAAATGAGGACGGCACAACCATCGACATCACGCCCGATCCATCCGAAGTCGGGGATGAGGAGGCATGCCGAGAGGCCGCGCAGCTGTTGCGTGAAGCTGCCGCGCGTTTCGACCTGCTGGCCACCAGACAGGACCGCTGCAAGGAAGTAACCCACGCTGCGGTCAACCGCGCGAAGGTCTAGGCCACGCAATGGCCGATCCAACCGTCGAAGCGATCGACCTGCCGTTCGAAGAAGCGATCGACTTCTTCCGCCAGAAGGCGCGGGTGCCGACAGACCACTGGACCGATGTCTGGCGCACCGCGCACAGCCGCGCCTTCATGGTCGCCGGCGCCGCCACCGACGAGCTGCTGCAGGACTTCCAGGATGCCATCCAGCAGGCGCTGGACAACGGCACCACGCTGGAGACCTTCCGCGAGCAGTTCGACGACATCGTGGAGAAGCACGGCTGGAGCTACAACGGCACGCCCGGCTGGCGCAGCCGCATCATCTACGAGACCAACCTGTCCACCGCCTATTCCGCCGGCCGCTATGCCCAACTGACCGATCCCGACGTGCTGCAGGCGTTTCCCTACTGGACCTATATGCACGGCGATTCGCAGCACCCGCGGCAGTGGCACCTGGCGTGGAACGGCACCACGCTGCGCGCCGACGATCCCTGGTGGTCGACTCACTACACGCCGAACGGCTGGCGCTGTTCCTGCCGGATCAGCGCCACCAGCCAGGCCGGCCTGGCGCGCATGGGCAAGTCCGGACCGGACACCGCGCCGCCGGTGCAATATCGCCAGTGGCGCAACCCGCACACCGGGCAAGTGCACCAGGTGCCGGTCGGCATCGATCCCGGGTTTGACTACAACCCCGGACAGGCGTGGCAGCAGGGCGGCCAGGTCATGCCGGTGCACACCCCCAACCTGCGCCCGGTCGGCAAGGAACCGGCCCCGCCGAAGGGCGGCGACGAATGACCGGCGCGCGCATCGAGTTCGCGTTGGACGACAAGGCATACACCGCGGCGGTCGATCGGCTGGGCGGCGTGCTGCGCTCCGGCGTGCTGCGGGCGATCGGCGTGGCGCTGGTGGAAGAGGTCAACCTGCGGTTCGAGGCCGGCAAGGATGTCTGGGGCGTTGCCTGGGCAGCACTCAACCCAGCCTATGCCATGATCAAGCGCGGCCCCGGCATCCTGCGCGAGAGCCGCATGCTGCAGCGCTCGATCACCTTCCAGGTCACCGGCAACCGGGTCGCCGTCGGCAGCAACCGCATCTACGCCGCGGTGCAGCAGTTCGGCGCGGTGATCAAGCCCAAGGGGGCCGGGCATCTGTCGTTCAAGCTGGGCGTGGCGACCAAGTCGGGCGGCGTGCGGAAAGCCTTCGTGCACGCGAAATCCGTGCGCATCCCGGCGCGGCCGTATCTGGGCTTTGGACCGAAGGATCAGCGGGCGGTGATGGAGACGCTGCAGGTGTTCGTCAACCGGGCGATCGGCTGAGTGATCGCGGGGGAGTGAGGTGGTGGCCGGATTGCCCTCTGAGAGCGATTAAGAGCACCTAAGAGCCGGGTCCGGATGCGTCGGCGCACATGCGGAGCCGACAGCATCTGGCCAGCCTCAGCGGCGCTGGAAAATCTGCATTCGCGCGCGTAGCTTCGGGCACCCGTTCGGGCGGCTGGCGCGCGTCTCCCTACACGCGTAGGTCAAGGCCCGGGTCGCCCGCATGCGACCACTCTCGGCCATGCACATCGCCTTCCATCACGTCCTGTTCGCGCAGGACGCTTCTGTGCCCGAGTGGTTGCACCTGGTGCCCGCGGGAACGTTCCGCGGCGTTGACGGGCGCGGCCCCTATCGGCTGACAGACCCGCAGGCGGTGATCCACGCCAGCATGGCGGATGGCAAGCTGCCGCTGGACGAGAACCACGCGATCGACCTGGCCGCACCCAAGGGCGAGCCAAGCCCGGCGCGGGCCTGGATCGTCGCGATGGAAGCGCGCAGCGACGGCATCCACGGCCGCGTCGAGTGGACCGGTCCTGGCCAGCAGCTGATGAGCGACCGCGCCTACAAGGGCATCAGCCCGGCGTTCGTGTACGGCCGCGACGGCACGGTGAGCCGCGTGCTGCGCGCCTCGCTGACCAACACCCCGAACCTGACGCAGCTCGCCGCCCTTCACCACCAGCAGGAGACGACAGGCATGGACCTGGCAGCGGTCCGCAAGGCTCTCGGCTTGACCGAGGCGGCGGACGAAGCGGCGATCCTCGCCGCGATCACGGCCAACGCGCAGGCGATCGCCGCGCACGGCCAGCAGCTCGCACGGATTGCGCAGGCCGCCGGCCTGGATGCGGCGACCGCGCCGGACGCGCTGGTGACCGCGTTGCAGACGCAGCAGCGGGCTGGCGATGCGGACCTCGCCGGCAAGGTGGTGGCGCTGCAGACCGAGCTGGCCACGCTGCAGCAGTCCACCACGCGCCGGAATGCCGAGGCCTTCGTGGACGGCGCGATCCGCGCGCACAAGCCGATCGTCTCGCTGCGCGACCACTACATCGCGCGCCACATGGCGAACCCGGCCGACACGGAAAAGGAGATCAACGCGCTGCCGAGCATCAACGCCGGCGGCATGGATGTCTCCCTCAACGCCCGCGGCGAGCCGGATGGCGACGAAGCCACGCCGAGCGAAAGGGCGATCGCCGCGAAGATGAACGTCGATCCGAAGCAGTTGGTCGCGGCGCGCAAGAAGCGAACGACCGGTGAAGGGAGTGCCGGCTGATGGCGCTGACCAGTGGCGTGCCCGATCCGATCCGGCGCGGTCCGGCGGGTCCCGGGGCTTTCGGCTATCCCGTGGCGCCGGGGGAGAAGATCTGGCGCGGCGGCGTCGTGGCCGTGAATGCGTCGGGTCAGCTGGTGCGCGTGCAGACCGCCGGCGCGGTGCAGATCGTCGGCCTGGCCAGCCGGGATTACGACAATTCCGCCAACGCCTCGGCCAGCACGGACCTGGTGGTGGCGGAGAAGGGCATCTACCGCCTGCCGGTGACCGGCGGCGACGCCAGCCACATCAACGTCACGGTGTACGCCAGCGACGACAACACGCTGACCATCACCCAGTCCGGCTCCCTGCTCACCGCGGGGACGATCGCCGGCATCGAGAACGCCAACACGTACGTCAAGCTGATCGGGAGCTGACCGCGGTGGATATCACTTTTCCCAACCTGCAGAGCCTCAATGACGGCGTCAGCCTGGCGTTCAACACGCAGCTCGGCGCCGCGACCACGGTCTATGACAAATTCTGCTTCAAGGCCGACAGCACCGGCGGCGAGGAAGTCTATCCCCGTTTGAACATGCTGCCCGGCCTGCGCGAGTGGATCGGCGACCGCGAGGTGCACCGGCTGTCGCAGACCACCTTCGCGATCAAGAACAAGCTGTTCGAAGAGACGATCGCGATCGAGAAGACGGACATCGAAGACGACAAGTATGGCCTGTTGACGCCGGTGGCGCAGCAGCTGGGGCTGAACTCAGCGCGGCTGCCGGACCTGCTGGTGGCGAAGCAGCTGCTGAACGGCCACACCACGCCCTGCTACGACGGGCAGAACTTCTTCGACACCGCGCACCCGGACTACACCAGCGCCGGCGCCGCCACGACCGCGGCCAATTACGTCACGGGCACCAGCCCGGTCTGGTACATGTTCGACACCACGCAGGTGATCCGCGCGGTGATCTTCCAGCGCCGCCGGCCGTTCCAGGTGGTGCCGCAGTTCTCCATGACGGACCCGCAGGTGTTCTTCAACAACGAGTTCCGCTGGGGCGTCGACGGCCGCTGCAATGTCGGCTTCGGTCTCTGGCAGGTCGGCTTCATGAGCAAGGCGCCGCTGACCATCGAGAACGTGCAGTCGGCGATCACCACCATGTCCACCTATCGCCGGCCGGACGGCACGCCGCTGGGCATCAAGCCGAACCTGCTGGTGACCGGAACGGGCAACTTCTTCAGCGCCAAGGCACTGGCGGAGGAGATGCTGGTGCCGAACACGCTGTCGAATACCTACACCGCCAGCGGGACCGTCACGCAGGTGCCGAACACCGTCCGCGGCATGTTCACCCCGCTGGAGAACCAGTGGCTCAACTGAGCCGCTGACTGATCCACGCCCGGCCGCCGCAACCGCGGTGGCAGCACTGAGGAGAGCTGCAGGTGAAACTGCACTCCGTCTGCCTTCGCCCCGGCGGCATGAACCGTGGCGGCGTCCGGCACGAGCGTCTGAAGACGTTCGACACAGAGGCGTTCTCGCCGCACCAGATGCGCGAAATGCTGTCGGAGCCGGAGCTGGCGCTGATCGTCGGCGGCGAGCCAATGGGCGCGGCGCACCTGGCCGAGGTGGAAGCGGCGATCGCCGAGGAGGAGACCAAGGCCAAGGCCGAGGCCGAGAAGGCCGGCAAAGCGAAGAAGGCCTGATCCATGGCCTATGCCACCGTCCAGGATCTGATCGCCCGGTATGGCCAGGTGGAGCTGATCCGCCTGACCACGCCGGACGATCAGGAAATGGACGGTGTCAACGCCGACGTGGCGAACGCCGCGCTGGACGACGCCTCGGCCGAGATCGACACCCGTGTCGGGCGCCGCTACCGCGTGCCGATGGAGGTCGCGCCGCCGATCATCCTGGCCCGCTGCTGTGAGATCGCGCGCTATCGGCTGGCGACCGGCGGCCAGAAGAACCCGACCGAAGAGATGCGGCGGCAGTACGACGACGCCATCGCCTTCCTGCGCGACATCTCGCTGGGCAAGGCGGTGCTGGAGCTGGACGAAGTCGCCGCCGGCGACGAGAGCTACGCCCAGGCCACGGACCGGACAGCCACATTCGGGCACGTGCCATGGACCTGACGCCGGAGGCCTTCAGCATTGCGATGCCGGGGCCGATCGCCGGCATGGGCCTGGCAATCGAGCGCCGGTTGAAGTTCGCTTTCCCGGAGACGAAGTTCAGCCACGACTTCGTGCCGGCCAGGCTGGATGCCGCCGCGTGGGACAAGCTGCTGCGCCGCACGCCTTTCGTCGGCCTGGGCTTCGCGCAGATGGAGCCGCACGGCGCCGCCGGCCGCGGCTTCAACGGCTCCGCGCATTGGGTGGTGTTCCTGGTCACCCGCAACGAAGCCGGCGCGAAATCGCGCTTCTTCGGCGACAAGCTGGCACCTGGCGTGCTGCAGATGATGCAGGTCGGCATCGCCATGCTGCAGGGCCACACGCTGTGCGGCGAAGACGGCGTCCGGATCGGCACCATCGCCGACCTGCGCGCGGAGAACAGCTACGCCGAGGACTGGAAGAGCGACGCGGCAGCGATGATCGCGCTGGCGTTCAGCGTGCCGATCAGCTTCGGCGTGACGGAAGCATTGGCCGATGTGGATGTCGGCCTGCTGGATGGCGCATCGGTGACCTGGTCGTTCGACGGCACCGCGCTGATCGAGAACCCAACGGGGGGCGTATGAAGATCCTGGTCAAGCCCGGCGAGGGCCGCCGCGTGCCGATGCCGCCGCGGCGCAACCCGCCGGTGTATTTCCCGGCCGAGCCCACGGAAGTGGAAAGGGACCGCTACGTCGCGCGCCGCATC